CCGACTGTATTGCTGATGGTCCCCGCTGCCTGGGCCACATCTACGTAACCGTCATCGGTCTGCAAGACCACATCGTTGATACCAAAAGCTGCGGCAGAGGCATCCTTCTGGAGGTGCTTCACTGCAAGCAGTGGACCCCAAGGCTTGAACCCATATGCTCTATCTGGATTTGCCATTACGATTTATTACCCTCGCGTATATTGATAGACCCCGTTGCCAGACCGCGTTCGGCGGCTCTTGCAAGGTTACGTGCTTGTGACGCGTCTGCGCCGTGGCGTACTGCCGTGTCGTAGACGGATCGGGCATGACTGTCCAACTTGCGATCAAAGTCCTCTTTGCGAGACGCGAGTTGGTTGTCGTTCTTGCGGGCTAGCATAGCATCCATCCGTTCCCTCAACTGTGCGGGTGCTCTCATCAACACCATTTCATTGGTGCGGACGGTACCATCCTCACTGCTCTGTTGTTGGTGCGGCATGGAGTCACCATCTTCCCGCTGAACAAATTCCCACCCCTGGTCTTTGTTGCGGTCCACGTTGCGCGGGGCCACCCATCGGACGCCCCCGCCATCGCGGGTCGCACGGTCTTTGATCGATTTCGGGACGTAAAGCATATCGAAGGAATCACCATCATCAACGACTTCCAGTTCGCCGGATGCCTCGATGATGTTATCGACCTTCTCCAACTGTTGCGGTGTCTCATCCAGACTGCCTCGTTCAAACCCCGCAATCGTCCGAAACAGGTGAACCCTGCCCATGTGGTCGCGTAGCTTGCCCTGCTGCGGCTTGCCTTCGAGGATGTGACGGTGCCCGCAGATAGGACAGGTATGACCGTCCTCCGATTGAGCAATGGCCCAATCCAAGGCGCGTTCGATGTCTGCACTATCGTTGGTAGCTTTGGATTTCTCCTTCGCTTCGTTGGCGGCGTTGGCTTGCGCCTTCACCGAGGACGGGGCCGGTGTAGTCTCTGACATTAGCCTTGCTCCTTAATCATCGCGTTGAGGTCTTGGCCGGTCTGTTCACCCGCCGTGTTGCGACCCAATCGTTCGAGTGTCTTCATATCGTTTTTTTCGACCAATCCGCGAAGAGTCCGAAAACGGCTTGCCGCATTCTTCAACTGCCCCTGCTCTACTTCCCGTGCTTGGTTGGAGTTGCCGTTTTGCCCCGGTGCCACGGGGGTATTGCTACCCACGGACTTCCGTTGCGTATACGGCTTTACTGCCCCGGACTTGATCTCGTCCATGACGATCTTGGACATGAGTAGATCCATGTTCTGTGGATTTTCTGCCCACTGCGGTTGGGACTGTAGGGCACTTGCTACCTTGCCCGTGATCCGTTCCGCATCGTCCGCACCGATCATGCCCTTACCCACCATGTCTTGGACTTGATTGCTTACGTGAAACGTGGACTGTATAGAGCCCGTCTGCTTGTTCACGTAATCCTTCACTTCCGACATGATCTCGTCTTTACTGGCAACGCCATTCTTCCCGATCTTATGGTTGAAGTGGCGGTCCAGCATTTCGTATACCTTGCCACCGGTCTCGTCATCGCCCAGCATCTGCTTGATGTAGAGCTCCTCCGCGTCCGGTTGACCCGCGTTGGGGTCCGGCTGTTGGGTCTGTTGTTGGTTTTGTTGTTGCTGTTGTATCCCTTGGGAGTACTGCTGCCACTGCGCTTCCCGTTGTCGAAAAGCCTCTTGCATCTTACCCAAGTTTTCTTGCGCTTCGTTCTTCTGAGAGTTTACCTCTTTGAAGCGGTCGTACGGAATCGGTCCCTGTTCGGAGTGCTCTGACGTGTCACCTGACGATACCGATTCACTTGAGGCGGACGAGTCCTCGTATCCGTCCGATCCAGAGGCGGATGAGTCCCCTGCATGGCTTGCATCCGGCTGTACTTCAGACATTAGTAGTCCTTAGAACGAAAAACGTCCGGTGTAGGAAGACCGAGGGGGTGTGGTAGAGGCACGCCCCCCGATCCGGTCCTCTACACCGGACGAGAAAATTACTGCTGTTTTACTCTACGGTACTGCTAGTACATCTTGCGCGGGGGCGCAGAAGTATTCTTCTTCTTGGCCCCCTTGGTGCCGCCTTTGTTGGACTTGGACGCTTTGCGCGGCGTCTTCGATCCATACATTTTGTTTCCCGATGGCACGTTGCACCTCCTAGGTTACAGGTTGCCGTGCAGACTTGAGTTCGTGTTGCACGATGGTGTATCGTTTCTCATCCATCCCTCTGTATACCACTACCGGCTCGTCCCCCCTATGGAAGGATACCAAGAAGTATTGCCCATGGTTGATCATGTTGCGGGCCACCGTATCTTGGACTTTAGGATCGAGACCGGGTTCGATCATCGGTTATCTAAGGGTTGGACGCCCCGGTGCGAACCTATTCCAAGGTAACCCGCCCATGGCCCCACGTTGCTCTCGTTCTACGTCTCCACGACCCCTTTGCTCAAACGGTTGTCCGCTTGCCCCAAATGGACGCCCCGTTTTCAGGTCTCGTGCATATGGTGCCTGAGTAATGCCCCGCGACTTCTGATATTGTGCGTAACCCGGGCCCATTGTACCCCCACCGTAACCACGGGCATCCGTTTGTTGTGCCCAATCATCAAACATTGCACCTCCCGGCCCGACACTCCCAGGCACCCGTCCCTGCGTTGCGCCCATCATTTGCATAAGAAGGCGCAACACCTCTGGGTCCATGTTGTCGGCAAAGCGTCCAGCGGGCGGTGCTGGACCCCCCAAATTAGGTCTGCTACGAAATGGAGACCCCACCACGTTATTGCTAGGTAGGTTTGCGCCACCGGCACCCATCGTCCCTTGCATCATTCGCATGATGTCTGCTACTCTATTTGCTCCAAATGGCATTGGCATGGTGTCCCTCCTAAAGGAGACCGGGTTCGATCAATTAACGACCTCGCCTACGGTATTTCTCTTCCATCATTTGTTTTTCTAATTCTGGCAACATACCGCCCCATTCGGGTTTCATCGCACCGGGACCGCCAACGGCTTGTTCCAGCGTTGTTGGAGTACGCTGATTGGGATAACCCATTGCAGAAGTCGAGTAACGTGACCAGGGGGTTGGGCTTCGAGCAACTTGACCTGTCTCGCGGTCTAATACGTAGCGAATGTCCCCCGAATCCACGTATCCCTGCTTCTGAAGCAGCATTTCATCCTCCGCACTAAGTCCGCCAAACCCGGTTGCCGTACGTCCCGCATAATCGGGCATCATATTTCCCGGTATTGGCGCACCGCCAAAACGATCACTGGTTATTGGCGGTGCATTGCTGATGCCCCGTATGGTACCGGCGGCGGGCCGTTGCGACATTTTGTACCCGTAGTTATTGCCCCTGCCGCTGGCTAATGCTTGCATTAGTTGCTCTGCTGTGCCGTTGTTGCTTGCCATGGTGTCCCCCTATAGGTTCCTGGCCTGTTCGGCTTTATTGATCAGAAACTTGATCGTGCGTTGTATGCCGTCGATGATACCGGCTTGATGCTTTATTTCCTCTATCGTGCCCTGCCGGGTGATGTCGATCAGCTGCCCTATTTCCTTCGCTTCCATCTGGCCCAACTCTGTCAGCATTTCTTTCCACACAGTGTGGGTGGTGAAGTCGCGCCACTCACGCTTGCGTTTGGGATCGATCAACTAGCCCCGTTGTTGGTGGGGAAGGTGGGCGGATTGGGTATGGACGATTGCGGTTGCTTGTCTGCGCCTATCCCTGGGATGTTGCCACCGGACTGATTCATCATCTGCGCCATCATGCGGTCTTGTCCCCCTGGGGCGGGACCGCCGCCCTGTTGGCCTGGTGGTCCCTGCTGTCCCGGTTGTCCGCCCGCCTCTTGCCCCATCGCCATCTGCTGGTTCATCTGCGCTTGCATCTGCTTCTGCTGTACCTGCCGTTGATGTAGGGCGAAGTGGGCCATGTAACCCTCTTCGTTGGGACGGCCCAAGGCGTTGTATTCAGCAGAGGCAAGGAACTCCATCAATACCGTTAGGTGCTCGCCATCGTTGTCGGAGGGATGGACCGGCGCGGGCTTGTTGATGCCATAGAGGAACTGCGCCATTTCGCCATTCTCTTCGTCTTGGGTTTTGGGGTTGGTCTGCGCCACCGCCGTCTTGGGACCGATGTAGGTCTCTGGGTCGCGTATGCCAATGGAGCGAAGGTAGTACGCTTCGATCTCCCACCGCCTACCCGGATCTTGATTGACCAGCGGCGATGCCGCCGCCATCTGGAGCATGGCCTGTGCCTGTTGCTGTTGCACCTGGGCCGAGTACGACCCTTGGTTGGCACCCAGCCGGAAGTCGTACTCGCCCTGCATCCATAGGGCATCGCGGTTCAAGTCCATCGTCTGCGGTCCACTCTCCCCCTGTAGGCGGAAGACGCGCTCTTCTGGTCCGTATTGCATTTCAAGGTCGTAGATAAACCGGCAAAGGAAAGAGAACGACTCCGCATCTTGGTTGAGGATCTCACTGGTCCGCGCCAGTGCCTCTTGTTGGGTACCGACAAAACCGGTGGCATGACGAGCCGCAGCACCCCGCGTAGGCGAGATCCCCAGGAATAGATCGGTGACGCCCACCACCCTTTCTACGAGGGTGTAGAGCATCTGCTCCTCCTGGGCATAAAAACTGGTGACGTTCGACATCGCCGCGAACTGCACGTCCCCGATATTATCCACGGGGATGCCCTTGAGGGGTCTTAGTTCGACCTCATCGGGATCAAAGGCCGCAGAGGCGCGGTAGAAGAAGAAGGGCAAGTTGGTAGCGAAACCGACATCCAACCGCATGTTGTGGATGGTGTCGAGCTCCGCCGACAGGTGCTTGACGATTTCCATGATGCCCATGGAATAGAAGCGGGTGGAGACCGTCTGGTAATGCATTTCCAGCAAGGGGCGGTGACCGCGAAAGTAGAGGTCCGACAACCGAAAAGCCCCTAACACCATCTTGGGGGACCGCGATATGAAAACGACCATTTCCTCGTCATCGCCGGTATCGGGATCGGGGTAGGGACCGAAATACGTCAGTATTTCAAACTCGGGGTTGGGACGCGCCGAGGCTTTGTCGTGGGACTGTGCGGATCGGTTGAGTCCATCCCGTTGATCTTGATGCCGTACGCGCCGGTTGTTCTGGCCGGTCCCTGCGGTATTGGACCGGTCTTGCGATGGGGCCGCGTTGATCCAGAAGTCTCTCTCCCCTTCTTCGCCGTCTATTTCCACATACGCCGATTCAGCCTTCTTGAACAGGAGCGAGAGGGGTTCCCATTGCCTTACGATGACCCAATCGGCCCCACCGGGGTTGGAGGGGCGGTTCGGCTGGGTGTTCATCGCGGAGGTGGGCACGACGAAATCGTCCCACTCCAGCGGCGTCATCACCGGCCCATCGTAGAGGACGCCTTCCTCTTCGCGTATCGCCTCACTGTCCACAAGACGCGCTACGCCGTCTTCATCCTCAATAACTTCTGGGACGATGTCTTTGGTGCGGTACTTATAGGTATCCGCCGCATACGACAGTAGCGACACGCTGCACCCGTGGATGAGGCGTATCTTAGACGCCCTGTTCCATAGTGCGCGGGCATTCATCCTCTTGGCTTGCAGATCCCACTCTACAAGGTTCGCCGCCTTCTGAAAAGTCTCTTGGTCGTTGTCCTCTTCCGCGAGTCCACCGACTAAGGGGTTCTGGTTGTAGACGCCCGCCGTGAGGCGCACGTTGACACTGTCCACCAACCAGTAGGGCATCTGGACGTGGAGGTCCGATGACCCTTCCCACGGACCCTGCCGTGGTTCGGTCTTACCCCGGAACATCTGGTCGTAGAGCTCATGGGAACCTTCCCACTCTTGCCGACCTTGTATCCCGTCATCATACAGGTCACCTACGAGGTCAAGGATTGACTCCTTATCCTCTTCAGAGAACCGGATGGGTTCGGGTGATGCGAATTGAGGTGCCGCCATAATATCGACCTACGGGGTGTCTCCGAATACTTGTCAAGGGACATTCTTCTTAAAGTTTTCCGGGTATTTGCCCGTCACCGGACGAATTACGCCATACTTCTTGCATAGCTTATACAGCCAGTCTTTTGAAATGCCCAACGCCTCTGCCGCGTCTTTGTTGGTCGAATACATCCTACAGACCCGCCGCAACTGGTCTTCTCTGACGCTACTTCGTTGCATCGATCAGGCCCATCTGCGAATAGTTGTCGGCCACCTGTTGCCGGATGACGGTGGGCAGCATCCACCAGTGGCGCATATCCTCCGTGCCGTTGAGTGCGGCGATAGCATAGTGGAGTCGTTCGAGGCGGTGCTGTCGCAGGGCGTCACGGTCTATGCGTATCGCCTCCTCATGGTCTTGCTCCCACTGTGTATGGCCCGCATCCACCGCCGTCCAATCCAATCGCTTGTAGAGGTCTTGCAGAGTCATCATCAGTATCCTGTTACAGGGTCTCCGCTTAGTTTCTCTTTGTTCGCATCCGCGTCTTTTTGACGGCGCGGCATAGATCGATCCAGGCCCATCACCGCGCACCATAGGGGGCGGCAGAGCGGGAGGAGTCCCTGCCGTACAGCGGTGCGGGTGCGGGCAGTGGGGAAATCATTGGGGAAAAGGAGTTTCTGTATCGGACGGCCCATAGGCCCTGGCTGGTCCGTCAGGGCCTTGTTGGTGGCGGGATCGAGGACGGTGGTGGAGAGCAGCAGTTCCAAGTCCCCGTGGAGGGTGGCCGCACCGGGGACGCGTACGTCCGTCAGTCCACTGCGGGTGTCGTAGGAGACGTAGGTGGGCCACCGTTCGCGGTTGACGAAGCTGTCGGTAAACTGGTAGTAGGTCAGTCCCTCATGGCGGCGGGCCGCA